AACAAAATTGGTCCTGTAAAATGTACTGCCATGTTAATCTCCTGTCTAGGCAAATGTCAACCGCACCATGCAGTTGTCAGGAAATTAAACATTACACAAAAAAGAAAGGAGACGCAAGGTCTCCTTTCTAAATGTTGCAAATTTTTCAGCTAAAGCAATTAAGCTCCAGGAGAACCAAATACACAACGGGGGTCTGAAACACCAAAGCTATAACGCTCACGAGCCTTGTAGCGAACATTTCCAGTTTCGAAATCACCTTCCATAGAAGTACGGATAGGAGCACGAACAAAATGTTTAAAGCCATTAGGTGCGTCTGTTTTGATAAAGAATGCGTCTGTATCTGTTAAGAAATGGTTAATTACATAACCATCAGGCAACATTCCCATGCTACGAGTAGCATTAATATCATTATCAGCAGTTCCAGGACGTAGGTTTGAAGCCATAAGTCTTTCCGCTACAAATTGTAGAGCTGGTGGAATAACTAATTTTTTGCCTTGTAGGGCAATTTTCAAACCACGTTCATCAATAAACGCTGCAATGTCAATTAGAGACTGTTCAAGCGAAGTTTCGTTCAAATCAGCTGAAGTTGACAATTCGTTACGGAGAGTTCCACCACCTGTAGTTGGATGGTCTGTAGCACAAAGCTCTTTTCCATCGCCAAAAGTGAATGAACTATCAAACGCATTGTTCAAAATATTTGCTGCTTTGACCTGCTTCGTGTTTGCCATTGAACGAGCTAGAGCTCTTGTATAACGAGAACTTAGGCGGTCATAGAGGTTATCCTCTACAGCTTCCTCAGTAATCGAAAATGCTAGAGCAATAGTTTCGTGTGTATAGCGAGCAGTGTAGGCTTCATTTGCAGTGTCATAAGTAACGGCTGCACCTTCACCTTTCACAGGAGCTTGACCAAAACCAGATAGCATAACTTCTTCTTCAAAAGCTCTGTCAGAACTTTCTTTTTCGAAGATTTCTGCGTGTTCGTTGTCGTAACGATCATACTCAAGTCCAAATAAGGCATTGAGTCCTGGTTCTAGTTCTTTAAGGAGTTGTCCACGGGTTATCGGCATATTCTATATCCTCCCTATATACCAGCTATTGTGCCATTTTGAGAATAGGCATAAAAGTGGTTTGTGATTTTCACAATCGCTAACATTCCCGCAGCAGTCACATCAGCATTTGAAGGTGAGTCTTCAAAACCCAAAATCCTCAAATTCAATGTATTTGTAGTAGCGACTGTACTTACAGCAAGTTCTGCAGAGGAAATACCTGTGGTGGAATCACCAGCCGTACCCGTAGCAAAATTAGCGTTTGCATGAACAGCAGCTTGAGTTACTGCGGCGTCACAATTGATCAAAAACAATTGATCAGGATTGTTCGCAATAAAACATTCTGCTGCGGTGCTTGATTTTACAGACGAAGTTCCTGGCCATTTGTTTGCAAAGATGACATTTCCATTCGTATCTGTATATTTACACCCGATAAAAGCACCAATCAACGGAACAGTACCACCTGCGGCGGCTCCTACTATGTCGATCAGACCGTTTGCGAGAGGAATAACAGGAGTACCTTCATAAATAACGCTAGAAGTTCCTGCTGTTCCAGAAGTCTGGATCTTATAAGTAGCTATCCCATTCGTGTTTGCACCTGAACCGAGTATTCTGTATGGACGGAGTCCAAAAGCGGCATCTATATTTGCCATTTTTAATACCTCTCACGGTTTGCTGACGGATTAATCGGGTTTCCGATCACCGCCAAAAGTTACACGAGACTGCCTATCCTGATGAATAGGCATACTAGGATGTTGTTCTCGCATTAGATTCTGTTCTACAGCCGTGTTCTGGTCATCTGTTTTCTGAGCAAAATAATCATTTCGCTCTGCACGTGTCTCATTTGGAATCCTTGCCAACAACAAGCCCCCAACGCCGATAACACCAGCGTATTTCCCATCCTGTACGGTAGGAGCTTCAAAATCAGGATATTCGTCGGATCGAACAAGCTCAAAGCCTTCTCGTAACCGAGCAGATATATTTTTCTTATCGTCATAATTCATGATTGACTCACGAATCCAACGATGAGCAAAGCCTTCTGGGGCTGGTGGAGCGTCCAAACTAGATGGACGAGACCATGTCTTACGACGAGATTGTTTTTCACGAGTCGTCGCAGAGCGTGGGGTTTTATTTGTCATTGTAATGCCTACCTCACGTTTGTTGTTGCAGTCTTGCAACTTGTTTTGCATAATCCTCTAATGGTACACCAAGTTTCTTAGCAATAGCAACCTGACTTTTCGATAAAGTTATCGAATTTTTACCTTTTGAGGCACTTTTTCCTCTATTTGGAGCAGAAACAGCACTTGGTCTTTTAGTTTTTACAGTTTCTCCATTAAATTTATGAGGAAATTCTTTTTGAATCCTACTATCTAACTCAGAGTAATAATCATCTGTTGAAGGATTAAAACCTTCTTGCACCAAAGTATTATGAATACTAAAAGCAGTTAAAGTCATTGGCTCATCGTCACCAAACCACTCATTTTTTTCTGCCCATTTTTCTGCTTTAGGATCAGGAGGTGCTTGTGTGGGTTGAGCTTGAGGCTGTGCTGGCTGTGCTGTTTGTGCAGTTTGAGCTTGAGGCTGTGCTGTTTGTTTTTCATTATAGGCTTTTGCCTGACGGAATTTTTCAGCATCTATGGCGTGTGTAGCCATTTGCTTGTTTAATTCCATTTGTTTATCAACATCACCAGACTCTATAGCTTCCTTTAACTGTACTTTTAAAGAGTTTTCTTCGTGTATTAAACGATTTTCGTACTCTCCTAAATAACTTGAGTCAGTTTGACTTGCCCTTGTAGATAATTGTTCTACTTGAATTTTCATTGCTTGGGCATAATCTGTTGCAGCTTTTTCTCTACGTTCTGCTTCACGCATTTTATGTGTTAATTTTTTAATTCTTTTTTGAACACCGTCGCTGTATTGAGCCATTTCATCTTCTTCGGAAGATTCATCTTTAGCAGCCATTGGAGGTTCTGGTGTTTCTGTTTCTGTTGATTCTTCGTTTTCTTCAACAACAACTTCTACTGGTTCTTCTTGACTTTCGTCAAGATCAACAACTTTTTCTTCTTTTTCAGTTTCTGGCATGGTATTCCTTTCCATGATTAAATGTGCAAGATATCACTTGGGTCATTAATAGTAGCAATTATTTCGTCATCGTTTAAAATTCGAACTTCGCCACCTTCTATTCTAAAACGGCTCCCAGCGTAACGACCGAAAATAACCCAGTCACCTTCTTTACACCAAGATCCTTCAGAAAATTTTTCTGTGTCTTTATAAGCATCAGAACCAACACGCAAAACATAACCGCAAACAGTTGCAAGAGATTCTCTTTCCTGTACTTGGTCTGGTATATGTATTCCACTGTCGGTTTTAGGTTTTCCTCGATAAGGAAGAATAAGAATCCTCCAACCTGTCGGTTGGGGCAATCTATCAATCGTTTTTTGAGGGAGTTTTGAAGGCTCTAAAAACCTTTCGGCTTCTTTTACGTAAGCGTTGGAAAGAACACCTTCTTTTTCTTTCGCTCTTTTCTCCATTATATGATCGGGTACAAGTAAAGTTTTATTCATCTTCTATTACCTTGTTATGCAGGTTTTTTAATTCCTGTTCCAAAAAAGCAAGCTCTCCGAGTTTTGCTCGAAGGTCTTGAAAAGCAGAATAATCAGGTACAGAACCAAAAGTTATAGTTTCTTCTATTAATTTTCTGCGTTCTCGCATAATCTTCAACATTTTTTCATAAATGTAAAGGTCAGACATTAAAAAATTATCCCACCAAGTAAAATTCCTGCGACAAAACCAGAAAATATAAACATATAAGCACTTTTACGGAACTTATTCCATACAAAGGCAACATTGTTTTTTCTAGTTTCTAAATATTGCTCTACTTCTTCTACTGCCTGTAGAGCTTTTTCATCTAAATCTGTTTTATCTAAAACATACTCTTTTAAAATTGCATTACTTTGGTGAATAATTTTTTCAACCATATATACTCCTATTTTTTAAAAAATTTAGCTGCTCCACGAAATCCAAAACTTGCAGCCACAATCACTCCTAATGTATAACGATACCATTCAGGAGCAGTTTCTAAAGCAGCAAAGCCAGACTCAACGATACCTCTGCCCCAATCTCCACAAAAAGCTAAAATAAGCGGAACAGAAAATAAAAGCACAAGCCATTCATCTTTCCAGCTATCTTTACTAGCTTCTGCCATTGTTTGATCCCAGTCTATTTCACCTGTTGCCATTTTTGTTTTACGTTGTTCAACAGCAACTTTTAATTGACCAGCCGCTTTGGTTTGTTCTACTTTGTTTTCCATCCATGCCGTAGCTATACCACCAACAGCACTGATTATCCCACTAAATATCATATCCACGACTCCCTTTTGCCACCATCATACCATCTGGCATGACCTTCTTTGACTAAAATCTCGCACACTGATTCACCTTTTTCTGTAAGAGGAACACCAAGTATGCGACCAAACTTACCTTTTTTGTCCTTAAAAGTTTTCATTTCAAAATCTTTTTGTACTAACTCTTTAACCCTTGCTTTCGCTTGAAGACCGAGTGCCTTTTCTGCCAAGTTCCGAGTTCTACTTTCTGGCGTGTTGATACCTTTGAAACGAATTTTTTGATTAACAAGAACAACATCAAAACCAAGATTAACGTCGCAGACAACAGTGTCACCATCAATAACTCTTCGCAACCTACATTTGTAAACATAATTTTTAGAGTCCATTATTTTTTACTCGTAAATCCAAAGTAAGCACCTACTACACCAGACATAGCTAAGTATTGTGTCATGATTATTGACTCCGCTTCTGCCATACGTTCTGGGTACAGTAATGTTGCTATTGTTGTTCCAACCATACAAGCTAATAAACACCAGCACATTTTCCTGCGATTAGATTGATATGCTTGTCTGTCTGGTAAACCTTCTGACATTTAGACCTTCTTTGTAGGAGTTCTACCATCTTCATAAGCCTCGTTAATATGAGGTGTATCTGGATCATCAGGGATAAACCGCCCTTTATCATTTCTAGCTCTTTCACCTGTAGGCTCACCAAATAAAAAAGTTTTTATGTTTTCTAACCAACTCATGTCATTATCCTCGCTTCTTTCTAAAAAAAGTAATGTTTTCTAACGATTGTATTAATTTTTCCTGCTCTTCTAATTCTAACTTTTGTTTTTCTATCAACCTTGTTTGTTTTTTAATTTCTTTACTTGTAACATCATCTAAAAAATCATCGTTCAACTAATAGCTCCTGCTCGTGATAACAAAAATTCCTGTATACTAGCTACCACATGAAGTCTATTCCCTGTTGCCGCCGTCGCTTTTAAAATTTCCCCTGTTTGTAGAACTAAATCTCTAGTTAGCAACTCCACTGTTCCATTTGCACCTACAGCAGCAACCTTGAAAAGACTAAACACATCTGACCCATTTGTAAGAGTCAAAGTTATAGTGTCAGCGTTGCCTGAATCTTCCGACACAAGTATCGAATTAACAACAGAAAATGAAACTGTGCTAGGGGAGGTGTAAAGTGTGGTTACACCTGTTCCAGTTAAATCAAGTTTAGCATTTGTCAACCCCTGTATGTATTGGGGAGCACTTGTGATTAACACTCTAGAATCCTTTTAACGTACAGTGAATTTTACACCACCGATTGCGTCACCTTGACCTCTAGCTTTTTTGAAACCTTTCATAGCTTTTGGCACTTCGACTTGTTCTGTTTTGGCATAATCAACCATGTGAGAACCATCAGCTTGAAAAACTTCCATAGAAGTTTGAATGTTGTCTTTATCTTTGCCCATAAGTTTTCTCCTAAATTAAACTTTTAATTCCTCTGTTATAACTTACCAAACCACCATCTGCCATATTAAAAATATCATAGTTTCCTGCGTTAAAAACATTTAACTTGTTTTGCAGAGCATTAGCAATTCTAGCACTACTACCAGCATAAGGGCTATTTGGATCTATCGCTCTTGTGCTGTGAAAATCATAATCACTTTTTATTCTATTGTAATCACTTTGTCCATAACCCAAACTACCTATACCTGATATTATTTGATTTTCATAATTTTGAAAAACAGGGCTGTTAATCCACGAAAGTTCAGAGTTGTTTGGATTTTCTCTCAAATAACTATTGTAATCTGTCATATAATTTTTATTGATAGAATTTAATAAATTTATCCCTG